AAAAAAATTACTTGAAAACATTTCTAAAAGATACAATACTAAAACCATTGGATTCTTTATGGCTGACCAAGCTAGACACTGGAGAGATAGATTATACGTTATTAATAACGACAAGAATGGTTATGACTACGATGCAGATAGAGAATTTAAAAAAGAAGCTGCTAAAGAATACAGAAAAAACAAATGTGTTCAAATAGACAACTGCTTAGGATACGACAAATACTACTTACTCAAAGGTGGTCAAACCTTAAAAGCAGAAGACAAAGATTTCGTTACTACTGGTATGGAGAGTGATGCTCAACTTAGAACAGCATTTAAATCTTTTGCCAAAGATAAGAAACTTTCTAAAGTTCTTATGACATCATTCGGTAAGGAGGTGGCATAAGTTCACGAAAAGTTCACGAAAAGGGGGTTTACATCCTCTCTGAATTACGGTATAATAGCCGTATATATTTTAAAAATTAAGGAGTTAATATATTATGCAAATAAGTGAAATGAAACAATCAACCAAAATTATCTTAGATGAAATAGCTAAGAAATTTCCTGGTCAAACGGATTTCCGTAGAGCAATCATCGAAGATGTTGCTAAGTCCTTTGGCTATACCCAAAAGGATTATTATCCTTTACTTACCCCAGCTAACCGTGTTAAAATCGGTACTTATTCTTTAGCTGGATTATTACCAGAAATTGCATCAGTCGCGGAACCTATTCCAGCAACTGCAGTTCAAATGGCTTCTTCTGTCACCTCAGTTGGAAACGAAGAAAGAACTTTTGCTAAAGTCGATCCAACATTCGTTGCTTGGGGTCCTTACACAGACATTATGAAAATTATTAAATCAGAAATGTTTTATCCTACTTACATTTCCGGTCTATCTGGAAATGGTAAAACATTTATGGTCGAGCAAGCTTGTGCAAAAGCTGGCAGAGAATTTATTAGGGTCCAAATTAACCCTGAAACCGACGAAGATGATTTGCTCGGTGGATTTAGACTTATTAACGGCGAAACCGTTTTCTGTAAAGGTCCAGTATTAAAAGCTATGGAAAATGGCGCAATACTTTTACTCGACGAAATCGATAGGGCTACAAACAAGATTATGTGTTTACAAGGTGTGCTCGAGGGCAAACCAGTTCTTGTTAAGAAAACTGGTGAAACAGTAGAACCTGCAAAAGGTTTTAACGTTATCGCTACTGCTAACACAAAAGGTAAAGGTTCCGAAGATGGAAGATTTACCGCAGCTTCTATAATCGACGAAGCTTTCTTAGAAAGATTTACAATCTCAGTCGACCAGAAATTCCCATCTGCTACTATCGAAAAGAAAATCCTTAAAAAGCACATGGATAAATTCGATATTCAAGATGATGAATTTGTAGACAGATTGGTCACTTGGGGTGATATAATTAGAAAAACATTCTTCGACGATGGTGTTGATGAAGTTATTTCTACTAGAAGATTATGTCACATTGTTCAAACATTTTCTATCTTTACCGATAGAATGAAAGCTATCGACCTTTGTATCTCTAGATTCGATGAAGATACAAAAGAAGCTTTCTTAGATTTATACACGAAGGTCGACTCCGGCGTTATTGTCGACGGGGAAGACACTTCACAACAACAGGAAATGGAAGAAATAAACATTTATGAAGAAGAAGATTAATTATAAATTTAGCGAAGGAGCTCTTATCAAAGAGCTTCAATCGTATATAGACCAAACTTATACTGGTCACTATTCTAAAAACAAATTTCAATCTACAGAATTTATATCTGATTGCGGTCACGGTATTGGATTTGCAATTGGAAACATTTTAAAGTATGCGCAGAGATACGGTAAAAAAGGAACCACTGCAGACCACCGTAAGGACCTGCAGAAAGTACTACACTACGCAATAATCGCATTACATGAACATGACAAAAATTAAAATTTATTATCTTACATATAGTTTAGCGCTTGCTGTATTTGCAGGTGTATTTTTAATAGCATCTAAATCAGAAGCTTCACAATCTGTAAATGAGGAAGATAGATATTGCTTAGCGCAAAACATTTACTTCGAAGCTGGAAACCAACCCTTTGCTGGTAAACTAGCGGTTGCACATGTCACTTTAAATAGAGTATTCGATTTACAATTCCCAAATGATATTTGCGGTGTTGTTTATCAAACAAAAGAATATCGTAAATCTTGGACCGGTGAAATAATACCGAAAAGAGGAATGTGTCAGTTTAGCTGGTACTGTGATGGGAAATCTGACGAACCAAAAGATTCACTAACTTGGATAGAAGCTATTCGTGTTGCTGATATTGCAATGCAAGATACTAGTTTTGATGTCACAGATGGTGCACTATGGTATCACGCAGACTATGTTTTACCTTATTGGGCTCAGCATTTAGAATATGTATTACAAATTGAAAACCACATTTTTTACAAATAGGGGATTTACTTTTAACTTTAACTATGGTATAATATGGACCTATGATTAACACATTTTTTACAATCTTAATTTTTGTCTTTATAATCACATTTGCAATCGGTAGTTCGATTATGATTGCTCTAGATAAGAAAGCAAAAGGACCTGGTAAATTTGACAAGCAAGGTCAGGTAAAATATACAAAAGGAGATAACACATGAAATTGTCAGAAGAAACTATTGCAGTTCTAAAAAACTTTGCAACTATTAATCCTAACCTGGTTGCAAAACCTGGCCAGAAACTAACTACAATCGCCGAATCTAAAACAGTTATGGCGTCAGCAGATATTGTAGAAGACTTCCCACAAGAATTTGGAATATATGATTTAAACGAATTTTTATCTGTTCTGTCTATGATACCAGAACCAGATATACAATTTATGGAAAACAATCTGCATATTGTAAACAACTTACAACAAGTGGATTACTTTTATTCTAATCCAGAAATACTTACAACTCCATCTAAAGCTATTACTATGCCAGATGCAGAAGTTGGTATTAGTTTAAGCGAAGAAGAACTAAAAAGAATTAACCAAGCAGCTGCAGTACTTGGACATAGTGATTTAAGTATTGTTAGAGAATCAAACGATAAAGTATATGCTAAAGTATATGATATAAAAGATGCTACAGCAAACGTGTATACTTTAGATTTAACATTAGAAAACCAAGTACCAAATAGATTTAACTTTGATTTTAATATTGGAAATTTAAAACTATTACCTGGAGATTATTATGTTTCTCTCTCCAGCGCTAAGATTTCGAATTGGACTAATGCAAACTATCCAGTAGAATATTTTATTGCATTAGAAAATTCAACAGAGTTTCATGCATAAATATAACATGAAAAGAAAAACACTGCCAGATATGGAGTGTTTAATTTGTCAAACCTATAGGAGAATATCATGACAGATGTAAATGAAGCACCAGCACCTGATGCACCAGGAATCACACTAGGAGATATGGCAACAATGGTTCAAATCATTGACCTATGTTCTAAGCGTGGCGCTTTCGAAGGTACAGAATTATCTACAGTCGGAGCGTTAAGAACCAATTTGGTAAACTTTGTCGAGGCGAATAAGCCTGCAGAAGAAGCAGCACCAAGTGGTGAAGTTCCAGCTGCTGAAGAAGTTGCTGAAGAAGACTCAAAAGAGTCTAAATAACCAAAGTGGGGCTTCGGCCCCGCTTATTTTGAAAAGGATATATTATGAATACTAAAGAGAAAAGCGATTTACTCTCCGCCTTATACAAAGGCACAGTCACAGTCACATTTCGAAAAATTGACACAGGCGAAATTAGGGTTATGCCCTGCACACTTAATTCCACCATCCTTGAAGCAAACGGAATTACTACAGAAATAAAAGTTAGCGCAACTCAAATGGAACACTTTCCAGTTTGGGCGTTAGATAAACTTGCGTGGAGATCTTTTAGATTAGATACAGTAGAAGGATGGGAAGTACTATGACAGAATTTTTATGGGTAGAAAAATATAGACCACAAAAGATTGCAGAGACAATCCTGCCTTCCCACATAAAAGCAACGTTCGAGCAAATTGTTAACGGAGGTGAACTACACAATATGCTTCTAACCGGCACGGCCGGTGTGGGGAAAACTACCGTTGCAAAGGCGCTCTGCAATGAATTAGATTTAGATTACCTAATTATAAATGGTAGTGAAGAAGGTAATATCGATACATTAAGAAACAAAATTAAACAGTTTGCAAGTACTGTTTCGCTTTCGGGTGGATACAAGGTGGTAATTTTAGATGAAGCAGATTATCTAAATCCCCAGTCCACCCAACCTGCTCTTCGTGGATTTATCGAAGAGTTCTCTGCTAATTGTAGATTTATTCTAACTTGTAATTTTAAAAATAGAATAATCCAACCACTGCATTCTAGATGTACAGTTATAGAATTTAATATAGCTAAAAAAGATATGCCAGTTCTATGCAACCAATTCCACAATAGAATTAAAACTATTCTAGGTGCAGAAAAGGTTGACCACGATCCAAAGATAGTTGCAGAACTAATTATGAAACACCAACCAGATTGGCGTAGAGTTATTAATGAATTACAAAGATATGGTTCTGGTGGTATTATCGATAGTGGTATATTAGTTAATTTAGCCGATGATTCAATAGACGATTTAATTAAGTTTTTAAAATTAAAAGACTTTCGTAAGATGAGACAATGGGTTGCTGATAATATGGATAGCGAACCTGCTGCTATATTTAGAAAACTATATGATACAATGTATGAATATGTCGATGGTAAATCTATTCCACAGCTCGTACTTATCTTAGCAGATTACCAATACAAGAATAGTTTTGTTGCAGACCACGAACTAAATCTTGTAGCATGTTTAACAGAAATTATGGCAAACACGGAGTTTAAATAATGGTAGATTGGAACACTACAGGGTATACAAACAAACAAGACGAAACAATTAGAATTCTAAAACAGAATGTAAGAGAGCTTGAGGAACAGTTAAACAAAGCAAGAAAAAAAATACACGGATTAAATGCCAAAATTGCTGCAGCAGAAGATGCAGCAATTGAAGCAAAAAGACATCATGACCAAGTAATGGCTGATGTAATAGAAATGCAAAGACTGATACAAGAACACTATATGGAAAAGGGGTACGATGAACCCGTTTGATTTTATAAATGCAATTAACTTTACAAAGAAAGATTTAATTGTAGATGATATAACCGAAAAAGAATACCAACCATTCTTGGTAAACAGAACATTATCACATTTTAAAGATACTGTATTATATGCGAATGAAATGAATGTAAACCACCACCTGGATAATCGCCTTCAAAACCATTTTTTTATAAATATAATTACAAAGAAAAAAAGGTTCTCG